AAGACCACAAACAGCTGAAATATTTTTTGAAGATGTATTAATGGCTTTGGTTTTTTATGGAATGCCTTTACTTGCTGAAAACAATAAACCAAGATTATTATATTATTTAAAAAGAAGAGGTTATAGAGGTTATTCAATGAACCGACCGGATAAAATATATAATAAATTATCAGTTACAGAAAGAGAAATAGGTGGTATACCTAATTCTAGTGAAGATATTAAACAAGCTCATGCAGCGGCGATAGAAGATTATATAGAAAATTTTATCGGTTATACAGGTGAAAATTATGGAGATTTATATTTTCAACGCACCTTAGAAGATTGGGCTAAATTTAATATAAATAATAGAACTTTACACGATGCATCAATAAGTTCTGGTTTAGCTATTATGGCTTGTAATAAAAATAGATATAGGCCTACAGCTGAAAGAAAATTAACTAGCGTTCCTTTAGGTTTTAAAAAATATGATAATAAAGGAGTAAATTCAAAAATACTAAATTAGATGGTTAACATTAACTATAATAGTGCTTTCCCCGATCAGGTAGTACCTGAGGAAGAGAAAAAATCTAGAGAGTATGGATTACAAGTTGCACAAGCTATTGAAGGTGAATGGTTTAGAAACAGTAGTGGACAAAATAGATTTATTAATAATTTTCAAAATTTTAATAGATTAAGATTATATGCTAGAGGAGAACAACCCGTTCAAAAATATAAAGATGAGCTTGCTATTAATGGAGATTTATCTTATCTTAATTTAGATTGGAAACCAGTTCCTATACTCTCTAAGTTTGTAGATATAGTTGTTAACGGAATGACTGAAAAAGGATATGATATTAAATCTTTTGCTCAAGATCCTTTTGCAATTAAAAATAAAACAGAGTTTGCACAAAATGCTATAAGAGACATAGAAAATAAAGAAATGATAGAGGGCTTACAGGCACAATTAGGTCCTAATGCTAATTTATTTGCTTCCGCAAGTCCAGATGATTTACCTGGAACAACGGAAGAATTAGATTTATATTTACAATTAAACTTTAAGCAAAGTGTTGAAATAGCAGAAGAAGAAGTTATTAATAATATTTTAGATTATAATAAATATGACCAAACAAAAAAACAGTTAGCATATGATTTAACTGTTTTAGGTATTGGATGTGTTAAAACTAATTTTAATTTATCTGAAGGTGTTACTATAGACTACGTAAATCCAGCAAATATTGTTTATTCATATACAGATGATCCTAATTTTGAAGATATTTATTATGTAGGTGAAGTTAAAAATCTTTCTTTATCAGAAGTAAAAAGACAATTTCCTGGGCTTACAGATGCTGAATTAGAACAAATACAAAAATATCCAGGAAGAAATTCTTACGTAGATAATACGTGGTGGGGACAAGAAACTAAAGATCAAGTTCAAGTTTTATTTTTTGAATATAAAACTTATCAAGATCAAGTGTTTAAAATAAAACAAACTGAACAGGGATTAGAAAAAACATTAGAAAAACCTGATACTTTTAATCCTCCACCAAATGATAATTTTGAAAGAATAGCTAGATCTATTGAAGTTTTATATTGTGGCGCAAAAGTTTTAGGTTTAGGTAATAATTTACTTAAATGGGAATTAAGCGAAAATATGACAAGGCCATATGGTGATACTACTAAAGTTAATATGAACTATGTAATTAGTGCACCGAGAATGTACCAAGGAAGAATTAATTCAATTGTAAGTAAAACGATTGGATTTGCTGATATGATTCAATTAACACATTTAAAACTACAGCAAGTGTTATCTAGAATGGTTCCTGATGGTGTATACTTAGATGTAGATGGTTTAGCTGAAGTAGATTTAGGTAATGGCACTAACTATAATCCTTCTGAGGCTTTAAATATGTATTTCCAAACAGGTAGTATAGTGGGTAGATCTTTAACTCAAGATGGAGAAATAAATCGTGGTAAAGTACCGGTACAAGAATTACAAACATCTAATGGAATGGCTAAAATTCAGTCTATGATCCAAACATATAATTATTATTTACAAATGATTCGTGATGTTACTGGATTAAATGAAGCAAGAGACGGAAGTATGCCTGCAAAAGATTCGCTAGTAGGTTTACAAAAATTAGCCGCGGCGAATTCTAATACAGCAACAAGACATGTACTGCAGTCTCTTATGTATTTAACCGTGAGGGTTTGTGAGAATGTTAGTCTTAGAGTTGGTGATATGCTGCAATTTCCTACTACAAAACAATCTTTAATAAGTAGTATAAATGGGTTTAATATTTCTACATTAGAAGAAATAGAAAAGCTTTCTTTGCATGACTTTGGTATATTTTTAGAATTAGAACCGGACGAAGAAGAGCAAGCTAATTTAGAACAAAATATACAAATTGCTTTACAAGCGGGTAATATTGGATTAGAAGATGCAATAGATATAAGAGAGGTAAGGAATATTAAGCTTGCTAATCAAATGTTAAAATTGAGACAAAAAGAAAAACAAGAAAAAGATAGAGCTCAACAATTAGAAAATATTCAAGCCCAAGCACAGGCTAATGCTGAATCAGCAGAAAAAGCAGCTATGGCTGAAGTTCAAAAAAATCAAGCAATTGCTGATACTGAAGTTCAAATAGAACAAGCTAAGTCTCAGTTTGAAATTCAAAGAATGGAACAGGAGGCTTTAATTAAAAAACAATTAATGGCAGAGGAGTTTAGATATGATATGCAATTAGCCCAAATTCAAGGTCAAGCTCAACAACAAAAAGAAGCGGCTATAGAAGATCGTAAAGATAAAAGAATACGTATACAAGGCACACAAGAAAGTGAACTTATAAATCAAAGGCAAAATGATTTATTACCTAAAGATTTTGAGTCAGCAGGTAATGATACATTAGGTGGTTTTGGATTAGAACAATTTAATCCAAGATAAAAATTTATTATTAATTTTATATTATTATATTATGTCAAAAAAAGAAAAAAAAGAAACTATAAAAGAAAAAGTATTAGAAATTGTTGAAGAGGCTAAAGCCACTGTAGAAACAAGTGATGATACACCTACTAAAGAAGAGGGTACTTTTAAAATAAAAAAAGTTACTAAACCTAAACAGTTAGGTGATGAAAAATTAGTACCTGATTTAGTAAAAGTAGATTTAAGTAAACCTAAAAAAGAAGAAAAAGATGCCGTTCCTACACCAGAGACAAATGTGGGCAATGCTCCTGTCGAAGAACAAAAAGACAGTGGAGACAGCGAAAAAGTGGTTGAAGAAGTACGGGAAACCGACAAAAAAGTAGAATCTGATTCCCCTTTAAAAGAAATTACCGATGAAGAAGATAATACTAACGAGACAGGAGTGGATAGAAGCTCTGAAACTACCACTACCTCACAGAAACAAGAAGAAATACAACAGGAAGGAGAAACACAAAAACTTCCTGAAAATATAGAAAATTTAGTAAAATTCATGGAAGAAACGGGTGGTACTATAGAGGATTATGCCCGTTTAAATGCTGATTACAGTAATGTAAGTGATGAAGCGTTACTTCATGAATATTACAAACAATCTAAACCTCATTTGAATGCTGAAGAAAGAAACTTTATTATTGAAGATTCTTTTAAGTATGATGAAGAGGTGGACGACGAGCGAGATATAAAAAAGAAAAAACTTGCTCACAAAGAAGAGATAGCTAAAGCTCGAATGTTTTTAGATGGACTTAAGAAAGATTATTATGCGGAAATCAAGTTGAGGCCCGGAGTAACTCAAGAACAACAAAAAGCAACAGACTTTTTCAATCGCTATAACGAAAATCAAGAAGCTAGCAAAGCTAGACATGAAAGATTTGTATCTAATACCAAAAACCTTCTTAACGAAGACTTCAAAGGTTTTGATTTTAAATTAGGAGATAAAAAATTTAGATACGGAGTAAAAGATCCTTCATCTGTGGCAGAAGCTCAAGGAGATATTTCTAACTTTATTAAGAAGTTCTTAAACAATAAAGGAGAAGTAGAAGATACTAGAGGCTATCATAAAGCTTTATTTGCAGCACGAAATGTTGATACTATTGCTAATCATTTTTATGAGCAAGGTAAAACCGATGCTATTAAAGATCAATTAGCAAAATCTAAAAATATTAGTACTGAACCAAGAAAAACTGCTTCAGGCGAAATATTTGTAGGTGGATTAAAAGTAAAAGCAATTAGTGGACTTGATTCTTCAAAACTGAGAATAAAAAAGAAAACG